TGACGAAGCGGGCAGAGACGCCGTAGCTGTTGAGGGCTTTGATCTGGGCGGCGGGGTCTGTGGTGTCACCGTACTGCTGGACGCGCTTGAGGTATTGGTCGTCGCCGTTGGGACCGCTGAGCACGCCAGGTTTGAGCGTGGCCAGCAGCATGGCGCACGAGCTGGAAAAGCACATGCGGCGCCCCTGGTCTGTGGCTGAGTCCAGTTGAGAGAAGTGGGGGACAGTCAGTGGGTTGCTAGGCATCTGCTGCTGGAGCGGTTTGCCTACAAATAGCTCGACTTCGGCGCGGCGTCGATTGACCAGTCCTTCAAGGATGTTGCCGTTGGCCTTGTTCCAGCGGGGAGCTTCTTCGCTGAACACGATGACCGGGTCTTCGCCGGCATTGATGCGGCGGCGGAGGGTGCTGTCCTCCAGTGCGGCGAGGCCGATGTTGTAAGCGAGCGAAGCGAGCGCCGCGATGCGGTTGCCGTTCCAGTCCTTGGAGGCGGGGATCAGGTGGAAGATGGACGGGACATAAAGGTCAAAAAGCGAAACTCGCAGATACTCGGTGGCTTGGTCGGCGGTGATGGTGTCGCCGCTGTGGACGGGGCCGCCGTTGGGGCCGGGGTAGCGGGTCGTTCCATAGCCGATGGTCCAGACGCCGGCGGGGCACTTGTAAGCTTCAAGGCGGAGGCCTTCGTATTTCTTAATAATCCGCAGGGCGGGGGCGAGCCAGTCGGGGTCGGGTTGTTTGCCGGCTTGGCTCCAGGTGTGGAACCAGTCGTTTTCGCGGTGGAGGAGGCTGGCGGGGATGAGTTCGCTGAGTTGCTGGATGGCGGCGAGTTGGTGGGGCAGTCCTTTGTAGTACCGGAAAAGGTCCAGGAAGTGGATTGGGGTTTTGGTCATGGCTCTGCCTTGGGGAGGTCGGGGAGGCGGTCGCCGAGGGCTAGGTCGGCGCGGCGGTATGCCTGCTGGCCGACGTAGGTGGCGAGGGGCTCAAGGAAGGCTTTGAGCACGATCAGGCGGAGGCCACCAGCCAAGAGGGAGCCGGCGATGATGTCGCCGATAATGCGGAGGTCGTCCCAGCCCCAGTGGACGCTCACTTAGTCCTCTTTGCGGGCGAAGCGGCCGAGTTCGTCGCGCTGACGGGGCTGGCGCAGATCGGGGTTGAAGGTTCCGTATCCTTTCTCGTAGCCCATGCGGGCGGCGCCGCCGAGGCCCATGATGGCGAGGGCAGCGTTCCAGCGTTCGGCGGTCCAACCGCCGGTGCCGGCGTAGATCAGGCCGATCAGGACTGGCACGAAGAGGGAGGCGTCAACCTGGCCCTTGATGAAACGGTTCATTTCAGCTCCAAGCGGATGATGCGGCGGTCATGGTCTTGGACCTGCCTTTCGAGCTGGCCAAACTTTTCGCTGAAAGCATCCTGGTTTTCAAGGATGCGGGTGATGCTGCTCTCCAGTTGCTGAAGGCGACCGGGGAGTTGCACCACGAGCCAGCCAACGCCGCCCGCAGTGCCGATAATGGCTGCGGTCAGAACTGCTGCGGCGGTAGCTTCCATGACCTGCACGCGGCTGAACCGACGGCGTTCTAGGGGAGCGTCGGTCGGTGGCACTGGTCAAGTGGGGCTACATACCTAGGTTGCCCGGCTGAGTACAAGTGCGTTCTGGGCGAACCAGCCCATGTGGTAGCCGTCGCGCATGTCTTCAACAAGCCGCGCCTCAAGTTCTGGGGCATGGGTTAGGCCGCACTGTTCGAGGCGCTCCAGCCAATAGGACTTTGGCTGGCAGTTGATGTGGCCGGTCCCGCCTTGGCCGGGATGCGCTGCGCTCCAGATCAAAGTGCCGGCCGGTGCTACCGCGTCGGATACAGCAGCGGCTACGGCGTCGGCTTGCTCAGCCGGGATGTGTTCAGCGACCTCCAAGCAGAGCACAAGCTCGGCGCGGTCTTTGAGATCGAACATGCTGCGTTGGTGCAGATGGGGTTTGCCATCAACGCGGGCGTCAGTGTCAATGCCGGTGGCACCGATGCCGTGGTTACGCAGGGCATCAACGTAGATGCCGGGGCCGCAACCGATGTCCAAGGCGGTCTGCGGCTGGAGTTTGTCGGCTATCCACGCGGCTAGGCGCTGGGCAAACGGCCCCTCTTCCTGCTCGATCTGGCGGAAGCTGATTTCCCGCAGGGTGTACCAGCCCTCCCCGTAGAGGTTGTTGAGGTCGTGGAAGATGCGGTCGTATTGCCTGCCGCAGGCTTCCAGCGAATACTTGGCGCGGGCGCGGGCGGCGATGGCCGCACGATCCAAGTCGCCGACAGCGTGGACGGCATCGACCCAGTCCTGCAGGGTGTGGCAGCGGAAGCCCATGCCGTCCTGCACGGTTTCGGTCATGGCGCCGTAGTCCACGCTGATCACCGGGGTGCCGCACAGCATGGCCTCCACTGCCATCCCGCAGAACGGCTCGGTGAACACCGAAGGCGCCAGCAGGGCGCGTGCACCAGCGAGAAAGGCGCTGCGCTCTCTGCCGCTGAGCGGGCCCCGGTAGTCGATGTTGGAGTGGGACCAGCGGGAAGGATCGCCCTGGCCGTGGAGCACGATCGGCCAGGGGCTGTGGTCTGCGATGGCGCGGATCGTGTCAAGGCCCTTGAGTTCGGTGATGCGACCCAGAAACGCCAGGTACTCACCTGGCTGATCGCTGGGTTGCCAGTCCTCCAAGTCGTAGTAGTTCGGCACCACCCACTCGTAGTTGCGTCCGTTGCGGCCCTCCTTGCCCTGGTGGTAATGCATCCAGGCGTAGGACTCAAAAATGCGGAAGCTGCCCGGCATCAAGGTGGGATAGCCGATGCCGGTTTCAACATGCTGATGGCCAGAGAACTCAGCCATCAGCTGCTGATGCGCGTGGCCAAACGGATGGCAGATGATGTCCTGCGGCCCCAGCCGCTCACGCAGCGCTGGAATCAGCCTGCTTTCAAACAGCTGATGCCCTGCACTGCCAATGGTGGCGTCGTTGCCGTAGAAGGCGGTGTGCTCGCGGTTGCCGTAGAGGCCGGTGAATTCGGCCTCAGACAACATCTCAACGTGTTCGGTGGCGCCAGCTTCGGATCCTGCGTTGCTGTAGTCGATGACCTCGTAGCCCTGCGCCATGAGCATCTTGGGGAAGCGCAAGGCCTTGCCGGTGAACGCGCAGTGGCTGTAGGCCGCTGTGTGTTGGGTATGGAAGATCCCGACGAGGTGCAGACGAGGCAGCATTAGGACAGCGTGTAGATACTGTCCAGATTGGCGGCGACTAGCACAGCCTGCAGTTCCAAAAGCTGCTCAGGGGTGAAGGTGTCCGTCTGCAAGATGGCGACCATGGACTCCCGTGGCTCCTGTAGCGCCGGTTGGTCCCGTCGCCCCTGTAGCACCGGGCTCGGCTACGAACGACTTGATCTCCCAGCCGCTGCCGTTCCACAGCCAGGTGCGACCCTCGAAGGTGTACTTTTCGTTGAGCGACGGGGAAGTGGGAAAGTTGATGAGGGCCATGACCTAGGTAACCATGATGTAGCGGGTGATGACAGACTCGCCCTTGAGGGCGATGACCATGTAGGTGTCGGTGGTGCTGGCGATCTTGGTGATGCTGCTGGTGCCGGTGCTGCCAGCCGTGGCTTTGACGCCCGTGGCCAGCACAAAGCCGCCGCCATTGGCCAGGGCTGAACCGGCTTCACCTCGATCAGCAAGGTCACTCAGGTTTGCATTGACCGGCACCCCGAAGTGCGTTGTGCTGCCGTTGTCATCAGGCCTGCCGACAATCATTGCGATCAATGTGTCGGACACGGTTGTTGTCACTGAGGGCACTGTTGCCGTGGTGCTGGCAGTTGTCTTGTTGCCGGTTGTCGTCACATCCCAGGGGTTGCCCGTGCTGATGCAGTTACGGAAGGTGTAAATCCGAGCAATCTGGTGATTGCCTGAATCTGGGATGGTGACATCGTCTTCCGACGCTGATTCCGCCCGCTTCCACCAGACCTGCAATTTGGAGCCAGCGGTGGTGGCCACATCCGTAACAGGCGATCCGGGTACAGCAGCCCAGCCCGCTGGTGTGGTGATGTCGAGCGTCGCGCCGTTGCCTGAGGTTTCAATCACCAGGATGCCGATGTCGCCAGCAAGATGCGTCGGCCAACTCGCCGTGGTTGCGTCTCGGCTAGCAACCTGAGTGCCAACAGCTTGGAAGTTTGGAGTCGCCATCAGAAGATCAGGGATACAGCGAGTTGATCAACCGTGCCACTGGTGGCAGAAGTGGTCAGCCAGACGAAGCGATCAGCCGGCACCGTGGCGTTGTTGAAGCTGACGGTGCTCAAGCCGGTGGTCGAGTTGGTGCAGGTGATGCCCCCTGTCACAACCTCAATGCCTGCGGCACTGATGTCCGAGCCATAGCGGATCGAGAAGGTGACAGAGGGCGTGGTGCCCAGCACGGTCGAGCGGATCTGCGTGAAAGTCAGCCCTGTCGTCGTGAAGAACAGGACGGCCTTCTCAGAACTGGTCGGGTTGATGATCGTCAGCGCCTTGGGCGCAGCGGTGCCAATAGGGCCGGTCGCTCCAGTCACCCCGACCACACCAGTGGCGCCCGTGACTCCTGTGGCGCCTGTGACACCGACCACACCCGTGGCGCCGGTGACGCCGACCACACCGGTGACACCTGTTGCTCCGG